AGGTGGTTCGTCGTTCAGTAACATATCTGAAGAAGGTGCAAATGTATTAATTGGTTCGAACCTTACTATAAACACGTTCGGGTCTAACGTACTCACGGTTTCGGGTAACGTTTCGGCGGATAACATTACCATTGGAGGGTTAAACGTCGCGGCATCACCTTTTGCTTTGGATGACGTTGTAAGTGTATACGATGGTGCAAACGTAACCACAAATGTACTTACCCTCGGTGGTGTAGTGACGAATGTTGTTACAGCAAATTCAATCACCTTGGCAAATAATCTAACTGTTTTTGGGGGTGTAGTGACGAATGTTGTTACAGCAAATACAATCACATTGGCAAATAATTTAACCGTTTCAGGGAACACAACTTCACAAAACATAAAGTTAACGAATACGGATATAACAGCTTCGGTAACTTCAGGTACGATAACGGTAGATGCAAAAGAAAAAACGTATGGGACAGCACCGCTCGTTGTTTCGACAACCGATGTTTCGAGCCTCGTATTCTCAAATCTCATAACAGGTGCACAGATCGTTATACCTATACTCGCGAGTGGGGGTGCCATAAACATTTCCTCCGCCATGACGAACGTCAACTTTTATGCCATGACATCCGATGTTTCAGTCACCCAAGACAAACACGCACTCATGACCCTATCGAACCTTTACGGAAACATTTACATGAATGCAATTGGGTTTTCGTAATTTAAAAAAAATAAAACCTTACTATAATATAAAACATGTCTGGAGGTATTGCTCAACTCGTTGCCGTAGGTGCCCAAGATGCACACCTCGTCGGTCAGCCCGAAGTTTCCTTTTTTAGATCTAACTATAAACGTCACACGAATTTCGCCCAAACTGTTGAAAGACAGGTTATCCAGGGCAACCCAGCCGCAAATGGTATGTCGACAGTCCGTTTCGAAAGAAAAGGGGATATGGTCGGGTATGTCTATATCGCTCCAACTAAAGCGGGTATAGCTCACAAATTTACACCAGACCAGTGGGTCGCCGCAATTTCCAAAGTTGAACTTCTCATTGGTGGACAAGTCATCGACGAACAAACATCTGAATTCTCGCAATACATTGCGCCATCTGTATTAGCACAAAATCTCACGAAGTCTACTTCTGGGTTTGCTGTGGCAACTGAAAGTAAGTTTTACCCACTCAGGTTTTCGTTCTGCGAAAACACACAATCGGCTTTGCCATTGATTGCACTCCAATACCACGACGTCGAATTGAGAATTACTTGGGGTTCCAATCTCGATGGGGCTACATATGAAGTGTATAGTCAATTCATTCACCTCGACACGGACGAGAGAACGGCTTTGTCTTCTGCACCACAAAACATGGTTATTACCCAAACACAAAAGGCGGTCGCCTCCGGTTCCAAAATTCAAGAATTGAACTTTAACCACCCAATCAAGTGTTTAGCAGCCGCCGATGGTAGTGCACTTACTATTGCGGGGGACACGAACAAAATGAAACTCCAAATCAATGGTACGGATGTTACCGATTTCAAATTTTTCGATCCACACTACACCGCGGTAACTTCGTATTACCATACCCCATCCTCGAAAGACGAAGGTAGTTCAGGTGAAAACGACAAGTTCTTCTTGTACCCATTCTGTCTCGACACGTCCAAACTCCAACCAACCGGATCCCTCAACTTCAGTAGACTCGATTCCGCGAGACTTGTTAATGACACCGCGAACTCCGAAGGCGATATCTATGCCGTAAACTATAACATTCTCCGCATCGAAAATGGTATGGGTGGTTTGATGTATTCTAACTAATTTAATTTAGCCACTTATTATAAATGTTTTGGCAATTAGTGTTTCTCTTAGCTTTCGTTTTTATTTTAACGTATGATCCAAAATCAGGTACGCTAAACCACTTGGTAAGTGACCAAAAACCACCTCCACAAAACGCGGAGTGTAAAGAAGGTCATTACCAGGAAATACAGTTCGCGCAAAAGGGGTACGAGTGTCCCCAAGAAAAACGTGTTCATATGGGTGCGATTATAAGAACTTAAAAACTTAGCTCGTTATTTTATATATAATGTTTACATTCGACCGCGATACCGCTACTATAGTTGCCGTGCTCATGTGTATTGTTGCCACAGTATACATGTACAGAGAACTTAATAAAACAAAAACCGAAATGGAAGGTGTCAAGGGATTTTACGGAAATCTCATGGCACACTTATCCAGACCAGCACCAAAACCAATTGTTAGTGAAGAGACACAAAATGAAGAGGTTTTAGAAACCCAAGATGAAAAATCCGAAGAAGAATCTTCAGAATAATCATCTTATTCAATTATAACTTGCTAATTAGCAATGAAGAAATACAAAGCAATAGCCATACCAGTTACATTTATAGGCGATAAACCACGTTTTCTCACCGTCCGGGATCGAAGATTCAAAGATTGGATTTTCGTCACCGGAGGGTGCAGGCGAAGAGAAATACCAAATCCATTAAGAACGGCTTTGAGAGAACTCGAAGAAGAAACCAGGGGTGTTGTTTCCCTGAAAAGAGGGGAATACACGGATTTTAAATTTACAGTAAAGGAATCCCCGGGTATTGAATTAGAATACAACGTATTCATATTTTTTGTAAACTATACCATACAGGACCAAGTTGAACTCATACGAAAATTTAACGAAGAAAAACAAAAAATGAACCTTCGCAAGGTTCAAAAACAACCTATCAAAAGAACACACGACGAAAACGATTTTATGAATTTCGAAACACTTGCTGAGTTTAGTACCAAAAAACAATGGGATCGTATAGTTAAAAACGTATTAAACAACCCAGAGTTTTACGCGTGTGTGACTTCTCTCGATAGAAAAACCTTCTCTATTAAATAATGAAGTCTAAAACCTACATTTTATCCCAAATACGCGATCTTCTCATCGAAAGACACGCGTATACCCCAGAACGCGCAGATCGTTATTTGGAATTACACAAGGAAGATAAAGTCTACGAGCTCCTCGTTCTAAAAAAAACTTTATCAGAAGATCAGGAGTTTCCAGAAGTATCGTATAGAAGATCCATTTGGCATCACGAATACGATGATGAATAAGGAACATAAAAAATTAAAACGTAATATTGGTAAGTAAACATGTTTAAACTTTGGTGTAAAAACCAAGGTTTTGCGCATAGCTCCGATCTATCACATGTGCTCATGGACGGTGGTGTCCTTTCTGTGCCATTTGATAGATTGAATGAATTTTATACTAAATGTGTAGAAGCATACAATTCCGGTGAACAGATATTTATCGTCGAACAAAAAACAGAAAACTATAACTTTTTCATGGACCTCGATTATAAGGACGACGATGAACTAACCTTAGATCAAATTAAGGATATATGTAAAGTCATATGTGATAAAGTTTCCAAATTCGGGGGTAAAGACGCTTTAGTATCCGTCGCCGAACCAAAACCAATTGGTCACTTCATTAAAACCGGAATACACATCAATTGGCACGGGTTCGTAGTGAACAGATCGTCGGCTTTGGCTCTAAGGGAACACGTCATAAACACACTAAACTTAGCGTATGGATCGCGCGATTGGAAAGATATTGTTGATATTTCAGTCTATGGAAACTCTTCGCGTAATACAAAGGGAAGTGGATTTCGTATGCCGTGGTCACACAAAAAAGCAAAACACGAAGCATGTTCTGGTCAGGGATGCGACGCGTGCAATAATTCAGGTAAAGAAACACAGAGTGAATATTTACCCATTTTTGTATATAAACACGGGCCTTTATCAATGTTACAGAAAACAGATCAAAAACCCTCTGTTGATATGTTACACATGGCGACTTTACGTACACAGAATACAGATCCAGTTACAGTAGAAGGAACTACAAGGAAAAATGAAGGCTCTTTTACGAATATACAAACTAAAAATGAATTTAAAAATCAAGAAGCTCTTCTACTCGTAGAAGCTTTTGTAAGGAAATATATCGAAGGTCAGAGTACTGCATCCGTTACAAAAATGTTCAAACACAAAAATCAGTTTCTCGTTTCGACAACATCTAAGTATTGTGAAAATTTACGGCGCGCACACAGTTCAAACCACGTATGGTTTCACATAATAGGTGATACCATAGCTCAAAAATGTTTTTGTAATTGTGAAACCATGAAAGGTCGTTTTTACGGGTTTTGTAAAGATTTTTCAGGAAGACGACACCAATTACCCAAAAAGATAACGGACGTTCTTTACGAAGATGGTAAAGTTCAATCTTATGTACCCAAAAAGAAAAGTCCGGAGCCAAGTCAAGTACACAACCCGGATGAACTTATCGAAAAGTTTATAAAAAAGTATATTGTGCAAAAAGAAACATTTCATATCGATTCTATCAAAAAAGTGGGTGTTAAGAAATACACCGTAAACACGAAACACGAGTGTAATACGTGTAAAGAAATCGTATCTTTTAACATTATAAAAAATCAAATACAACAAACGTGTAAGTGTAATTGTCGTGCACATATTCTCACAGATAAAATTGTACGTACTTTATAGAATGTTGGCTGTATTACTGGTTGTTTTTATGGTATATTTAGCATCGTCTTTAATTAAAAAAGATACAGGAACCGACCATATAACCGAACTCATACGCAAAACCATCCCTTATTCAGGATTAAACGAAGTTTTATACAGGGAATTCTTAGCAAATATGAACATGGCTATAGAATATAAGACACATGTAGAAATTTCAGAAAAGTTACTCGATCGCGCACTCAAAAATTTACGTGAACTCGCTCTTTACACGGTTTCGAGTGATACGAGTGTTATAGAAGAAATAGATACGTTAGCGAACCAAATAAACGCCGAATTTGAACTCGTTTTAATAAATGAAACTCTTAATAAAAAATAACGTATTTAAAAGAATAGTCATATACATTAATTATAATGACAATAACTCAAGGAACACGCACGCGTTCTGGACGTATTTCCAAAGTTCCGGAACGTTTAGATCCAGTCGAAGATATACCAGAAGACGATTACTCAGACGACGATTACGAAACCGAATCTGATATCGATAGTGAAGACGAAGTAGATCTTCTCGAAACGGACGATGAAGACGATTTCGAAGATGACGATAGTGATGTGGATGAAAATGGTAATTTGAAAGGATTTGTTGTTGACGACGAAGATGAAGATGAGGAATAATAAGCTTAAAAAAATAGTTTTATTTTTTATAAATGGAAGCTGAAGTTGGTACTCCCATAGAATATAATCCAGACGAATTCGTAAAAGACCAAAAAGAAGAAGAACCGGAAAATAACGAACAGTATTATTTTCCGCCTCCGCAAAACCATTATTACGATCAACCACCTTTACCGGAAAAGGTTGATATTTTTTCAAATTTAGATAAAACGGGGTACATTATTATTTTTGTAGCATTTTTGTTAGGGTTTTTCATGGGTAAAACCATGCAACCCGTTATTCTTCGACCAGGATAGGTTTACCGCGTATCCATAAGTGTTCCGATGACGTTTGTTGTCCCTCAAAATCACCTATTGGCCCAAGTTTAGGTTCTGTAAAATACGCGCGACTCACAACGAGTGGGTCCTTTAATATATCCTGTGCGACATCAGACGCACTCACGTTTTCTGTACCTGATTTACTTTTTCGATCTTCGTATAATCGTAAAAATAAACCAAACATGAATAGAACAATAAGAATGGTGATTATGTTCAATATAATACTCAACATACTTACATTTATATAACAAAATTAATTATTTATTTATTTAGATTCTACTTCTTCACCTTCCTCGACTTCACCTTCACCTTTCGTATCCTGGGCTTCCGTGGAATCTTCCTTTGCTTCGGATTCACGTTTCTTCCTTCTTTCTTCAATTTCTTCCGCGACAATATTATCCGCCTCCTTGACGAGTTCTTCCATGGGAGCATCTGGTTTTTCTTTTTGGAGACGCTCGAGAACTTCAGCTGGGTGACTAATTGGTGGTTCATCAGGTTTCGTATAATATTTGGAGTTTTCATCACCTGGTTTAATGAACGTATTGGTTCCATTTTCCATCATATCGCGTTTACGTTCAGCAAACATCTTTGCCGCCAAAGCTTGATTTTCTTTGTACCCCGTCATGAGTTCCTCGAGCTTTTCGTTCGTATAGTGAACGTCTTCGATCTTAGCTGGATCCGGTGGAATTAACAACCATTTATACATATCAACGACGTAAATATCAAACGTCGCATCTTCTTTTTGAAGACGCTTCGCGTGTGAAGCCGCTTCATCACGCGTCGCAAATGCACCTCTAATCTTGATACCAAACTTATCGTTTTTTTGTGGCGCTTCTGGACCAACGACCGAAAGACACGCGTAAAGTTGACCGGGAACGGTTGTGTAATCTTGTTCGAGAGACATTATTTATATTCTAAGTAAGCTTAAAAACTTTAAGTCTATTATGTATAACAATGCACGAGTTCTGGAATAAACAACCCGTTCCTCAAGATAAAGTTGTTTATGAAAAAGATGGGGAAATTGATTCGTCGAGAGAACTTAGGTACGAAAAAAACCCGTTACCCGAAGGGTACGAATGGAGTTCGTGTACTGTAGATGAACTCTACGAATTTCTTAAAGAAAACTATATTCGCGACGAATTTTTCGAGTTTCACTATTCGAAAGAACTCATCGAATGGGCAACACAACCACCGGATCATATAAAAGAGTGTAATATAGCTATACGTAAATCGGATACA